TCGCAGATCGAGCCGCGTGTGCTGGCATATCTGGCTGACTACGAGGATCTGCTGAACATCTTCCGTTCAGGCGGCGATCCGTACGCACAGTTCGGTGCGCAGATGTTCAGCCTCCCCGGCATGACCAAGGACACGAACCCCGTGGAGCGGCAGTCCGCCAAGTCAGCGCTGCTGGGTGCAGGCTATCAGTTGGGCTGGGCATCGTTTGCTGCGCAGTTGCTGACGGGGTTCCTCGGCGCACCGCCCAAGCGGTATACGAAGGAGGAGGCTAGGCAGCTTGGCGTGAACGGGCAGTCCGTCGAGAAGTTCCTGTCTTGGGAGGACAACCTCAAGCGCATGGAGGAGATACCGCATACCTGTTCGGACATTGAACTCGCCATCCATTGCCTCGCCGCCAAGGCCATCATCGACAAGTACCGCAGTGCAGCAGCGCCTGTCGTTGGCTTCTGGAATCTGATGAGCAACCTCATTGAGCACAGCCTGTACAAGGGTAGTGAGTACTCACATAAGTGCCTTGTTTTCCGCAAGGAAGAGATCGTCTTGCCAAGCGGTATGAGTGTGCGGTATCCTGATCTTCGCCCTGAACAGGACAAGGCTGGCCGCGTCCAGTGGACGTACGCTGACGGCAAGAAACGCACGAAGTTGTACGCCGGGAAGGTGACCAACAATGTCGTTCAGGGCACAGCGCGTTGCGTCATGACGGACGGGATGCTGCGGATAGCCAAGCGCTACCCAGTGGTCGGTACGGTGCATGACGAGGCGATTGCCGTTGCACCGCAGCATGAGCAGGATGAGGCTAAGACTTGGGTCTTGGCCCAGATGACTATGGAGCCGTCATATCTGAAGGGCATCCCCCTTGCAGCAGACGGCGGGGTTCACAGGAGATACGGACTTGCCAAAAACTGAAGTTGTTACGGACTACGCCATGCCGCTGATGAAGATCGAGCGCATGGCCCGAGAGATTCATGACTTGTGTCTGGCACGCAAGTATGAAGAGGCCCGGGAGATCACGCTGCAATTGGGCGTGGAGAACCGGATACTGCAAGCAACGCTTGCGCTGATGCACGAAAGGAACCAATGACAAACAGGAGAAAGCAAGTGCCCATGCCCCGCAAACTTCGCGTGGGCAACAAGTGGTATTCAATCGACGTAGTCGAGTCCATGCACCGCAAGGGCGAGATGGGCCGCGCCTACTACGACGCCAACGTCATGCAGATCGCCCGCACCAGCAACGTCAGTGGTCGCGCATACAAGCCCGAAGAGCTTCAAGACACCTTCTGGCATGAATTGACGCACGCCATCCTTGCTGACATGGGCGAAGACGCACTGAACAACAACGAGCACTTCGTCACTGGCTTTGCCAACCGACTGGTTCAAGCAATCAACACTGCGGTATTCGACAAATGACGGTGACTTGGTCGCACTCTTCGCTCAAGGACTTTGAAGGTTGCGCCAAGCGCTACCACGAGGTCAAGGTGTTGCAGCGTTTCCCGTTCAAGGACACGGTGCATACCATCTACGGCAAAGACGTTCACAAGGCTATCGAAGACTACGGCAGGGAGGGCACGCCCATCCCTGAACAGTTCGCCTTCGTGCAGCCTGTGGTGGACGTTCTGCTGGACAAACCCGGCAGGAAGTTGTTTGAGCATGAGATGGCGCTGACCAAGGAACTGCAACCGTGCGACTTCGAGTCGCCGCAGCGGTGGGTGCGTGGCATAGCGGACCTGTTGATCATCAACGATGACAACCTGACGGCACGCGTGGTGGATTGGAAGACGGGCAATGACAAGTATCCGGATCGGGATCAGTTGACGCTGATGTCGCTCATGGTGTTTGCGCACTTCCCCCATATCCGCTCCGTGTCGTCGGCGTTGTTCTTCGTGGTCAAGAACAGCATGGTCAAGCACCGCATGAGCAGGGAAGAAGCTGATGACGCGTGGCAACAGTATCGAGAGCGTGTTGCCAAGTTGGAAGCCGCGCATGAGTACGGCGTCTGGAACCCCAGACAGTCACCTCTGTGCGGATGGTGTCCTGTGAAGGACTGCGCATTCAATCCCAAGCACTGAGGTAATCATGGCCTACAAGAACCCCGCTGACCGCAACTACGCCCGTGAATACGAGAAGTACGACGGCACCGAAGCAGTCAAGAAGAAGCGTGCGCAGCGCAACAAGGCGCGGCGCATGTTGACGCGTGAAGGGCTGGTGCATAAGGGCGACGGCAAGGACGTTGACCACAAGAACCCCCTGTCCAAGGGCGGCACCACTACGCGGTCCAACCTGACGGTGAAGCCCGCAAGCGCCAATCGTTCGTACGCACGCAATCCAGACAGATCAATTAAATAGGAGAAAGCATTGGAAGTCGTTGACAACAAACTCCTTGTATTCAAGACACGCAATCCAAACCGATACAGCCTGATCCCCAAGAGCAAAGCGCTTGCACGCGCTGATGGCGGCTATGACGTAGCCGTCTATTGGGGGCTTGATGAGGTTCGTGTTCTGAAGAACCTCGGGGTACGCAACGTACCCTCACCGATCTACGGGCGATACGAATGGCCCGGGCGCTACACGCCCATGAGCCACCAGCGAGAGACAGCATCGTTTCTCACGCTGAACCGCCGCGCCTTTGTTCTGTCTGAGCCGGGTACGGGCAAGACGCTCAGTGCCCTGTGGGCTGCGGACTACCTGATGAAGCGCGGAGAGATCCGACGCTGCCTGATCCTGTGCCCGCTGTCGATCATGCATAGCGCATGGATGCAGGACATCGGCAACTCCATCATTCACCGCAGTGCGGTTGTCGCCCACCATGCGCAGGCTTCGCGGCGTATCGAGTTGATACAGGAGGGCTACGAGTTCGTCATCGTCAACTATGACGGGCTGCACCTGATCGCCAACGAGGTGCTCAACGATGGGCGCTTCGATCTGATCATCGTGGACGAAGCCAACGCGTACAAGAACCCGCAGACCAAGCGCTGGCGTGCGCTGAGCAAACTGATCAAGCCCGACACGTATCTGTGGATGATGACGGGTACGCCTGCTGCGCAGTCTCCTGTGGATGCGTACGGGCTGGCCCGCTTGGTGAACCCCGAGGGAGTGCCGAAGTTCTTCACTGCGTGGCGCGATCAGGTGATGAACAAGGTCACCATGTTCAAGTGGGCACCGAAGTCTGACGCTGCGGACAAGGTACATGCTGCCTTGCAGCCCGCCATACGCTACACAAAGGCACAGTGCCTTGATCTGCCGCCTGTTCTCACGACTACGCGTGAGGTGCCACTGACCCCGCAGCAGGCCAAGTACTACAACATGCTGAAGCAGCAGATGCTGGTCATCGCAGCAGGAGAGACGATCACGGCAGTCAATGCTGCCGCTGAACTAAACAAACTACTTCAGATCAGTTGCGGCGTGGCGTACTCGGACAGCAAGGAGACGGTGGAGTTCGATGCCACGCCAAGGCTGAACGTGCTGCTGGAGGCGCTGGAGCAGACCGAGCGCAAGGTCATCGTGTTCGCCTTGTTCCGCAGCGCCATCGACACCATCAGTGCCTTCCTTGCCAAGAACGGCGTAGCCGCCGAGGAGATCCACGGTGGCGTGACGGCCACCAAGCGCAGCGACATCATCAAGCGCTTCCAGACGCAGCCCAACCCGAGGGTGCTGGTGCTGCAACCCGCCGCTACGGCCCACGGCATCACGCTCACGGCAGCAGATACGGTCATCTTTTATGGCCCGCTCATGTCGGTGGAGCAGTACACGCAGTGCATAGCCCGTGCCGACCGCAAGGGACAGAACTCGGACAAGGTTACGGTGATCCACATCGAGGGCTCCCCTGTGGAGCGCAAGATGTTCAAGGCGTTGGTCAGCAAGGTCAATGACGCCCAACTGCTGGTCAACTTGTTCAACAGCGAAATTGCAGAAGGAGGCTTGCCAAAGAAGTGAGACAATGTAAAATCCTTGACACAACAACGAAAGGAGAAAGCGATGGATGACCTGATCCCGTTGGATCGCCTGACCCGCATCTACATGAAGATGCGCCTAGCGATTCAGGAAGTTGAGCGCGAGTACGACACCAAGATCGAGGCGCTCAAGACACAACAGCAGGAAGTCAAGAACGCGATCAAGGACCAGATGCTGGCCCTTGGCACGAAGTCTGTTCGCACGGACTTCGGAACCGTCTCCCTGACGGAGAAGACTCGGTTCTACACACAGGACTGGGACTCCTTCAAGCGGTTCGTGATTGACCAAGACGCGGTGGATCTGCTGGAGAAGCGCATCCACCAAACCAACATGGCGAAGTTCTTGGAAGAGAACCCTTCGCTCATGCCCCCCGGACTGAACTCCGATACGGAGTTCGATGTGTCCGTGCGTAAGCCAACCAAGTGAGGTGATCAATGAGCAATGTCGCTCTGTTTTCTGGTTCCAAAGTCCCCGCGTTTGCCAAGAAGGCTGAACTGTCTGCTACCGCCAAGGCGCTTGCCGGAAGCGGTGGTGCTGGCGGCGGTGGGAAGCGTGTCTCCATCAAGGGCGGCGTGTTCCGCCTGATGGTGGACGGCAAGGAGGTCGCTGCGATTGAGGAGCGCTTCCTCGATGTGGTGATCGTCAACGCGGCTCCCAAGATCGGGCGTACGTTCTACGCCAAGGCGTACGATGGTGACGCGCCTTCTGCTCCGGACTGCTGGTCTGCTGACGGTGAGACGCCCGATGCCTCGGCTAGCAAGCCTCAGTCGGAGCGCTGCGCTACCTGCCCGCAGAACATCAAGGGTTCTGG